CAAGCTACAGAAGCAGGAACAAAAGCATATGTAGATGGTGTAAAACAAGCACCTGATATTAAAGATTCAGTAAGAATTGCTTCACAATCAAACTTATCAGCAGCATATAACAACGGTACTAGTGGTGTCGGAGCGACACTGACAGCAGATGGAAATGGGGCTATAACAATAGACAGCGTTGCATTAACCTCTGGAGATAGAGTACTTGTTAAGGCTCAAACAGCTGGACTACAAAATGGTATCTATTCTGTAACAACAGTTGGTGATGTTTCAAACCCATATGTTCTTACAAGAGCAACAGACGCAGATAGCTCATCAGAAGTTACTGGTGGTATGTTTACATTTGTAGAAGAAGGAAGTGACGCAGACGCAGGTTTCGTACTTTCAAACATAACTGGCTCAGCAACAATCGGAACATCTGTTATAACAATGACTCAGTTCTCAGGAGCTGGTAGTGTTACTGCAGGAAACGGTTTAGCAAAATCAGGAAACACACTTTCTCTTAATGTAGATGATACTACAATAGAGATAAACTCAGACACAGCAAGATTAAAAGGAGTAAGTTCTTTACCAGAAGGCACACTACTATATGGTGCAAATGGTGGAAGTTCATTTGCTTCTTTATCAATCGGAACATATGACTCAACAAATTCAGTAGGACAAGTTCTACAAGTTGGGGCAAACGGAACAATAGTATGGACAAATACATTAGATGGAGGAACATTCTAATATGTCTCACGTAATAAAAGTAAAAAGGTCAGAAACGGCGGGAGCTGCACCAGGAACAGACGATTTGCAAACACATGAAATTGCAATGAATGTTCACGAACAGAAAGTTTACACTAAAGCTGCAAACGGAAGTATTGTGACTATTGCTAGTCACAATCCCGATCAGCTAACAACTCAAGATTTACTCGCCTTTTCAATAGCATTAGGATAAGATTATGGCATCAGCATTTAAAACAGCAACAAGCGCAAATGTGGGTACAAGTTTAGCAACAGTATACACTTGCCCATCAAACACCACTACCACTATTATAGGATTATATCTTTGTAATCAGAGTGGAGGGGCGGCCGAAGCAAATGTAGAGTTTTACGATGCATCGTCAACTACCCATGTAGGTATAGTATCACAAATAGAAATACCAGGACAATCTACACTCGCACCAGTCGGGGGAGATGCTAAAGTAGTACTAGAAGCAGGAGACGCAATAAAAGTTCAATCGAACATAGCCTCCTCAATAGATGTAGTACTAAGTTATTTGGAGCAAACATAAAATGCCATTAATAGGTAAGGTTTTAGTACAAGAAAATGCGGTAGCAGGTAATGCTATTACGGCCACTAAGATAGCAGCTAATGCTGTCACGGCTTCAGAAATAGCAGTTAATGCAATTACACAAGCTGAGTTAGCAACTAATGCAGTTGGTGCCGCTCAACTACAAGCTACATCAGTAGCAGGGGTTCAAGACAATGCAATCGATGCAGCAGCTATAGCAGCTAATGCAGTAGACTCTAGCGAGTTAGTTTCAGGAAGTATAGATACAATACATCTATCAACAGGTGCAGTTACAACAGCGAAGATAGGAGCAAACGCAATCACTTCGAGTGAGATAGCTGCCAATTCAATAGATACTGCAGAAATAGCAGGTAACGCAGTAGGTAGTACACAACTATCAGCAAACTCTGTAGATTCAGCAGAATTAATTACAGGTTCAATAGATACAATACATATTGGAGCTTCACAAGTAACAACAGCAAAAATAGCAAACTTAAATGTTACTACAGGTAAGATAGCAGCTGACGCAGTTACAAGCGCAAAAATAGCTGATGATTCAATAGATTCCGAACATTTAGTAGATGGTAGTATAGATACTGCTCACATAGCAGCTAATCAAATTACTAGCGCACTTATAGCTGAAAACTCAATTACTGCAAGTGAAATCGCAACTGATGGTGTAGGAGCTTTACAGATAGCTGCTAACTCAGTAGATTCAGCAGAATTAGTAACAGGCTCAATAGACACAATACATTTAGGAGCATTACAAGTAACAACAGCAAAGATAGCTAACAACGCTATTACATCGGCAAAAATACCTGCAAATGCAATAGGCTCATCAGAGATAGCTGAAAATTCAGTAGACTCAGCAGAGTTAGTAACTGGTAGTATAGATGCAATACATCTTGCAACTGATGCTGTAACAACAGCAAAAATTGGTGCCTCACAAGTAACTAGTAATGAACTTGCTGATAATTCTGTTACTTCAGCAAAAATAGTAAATGGAGCAGTCAATACAGTAGACCTTGCAGACAATCTAATTACAGCGGCTAAAATAGCTGCTAACTCAGTAGACTCAGCAGAACTTGTTTCAGGCAGTATCGATGCAATACACTTAGCTGCAGATGTAGTAAGTGGAGCAAAAATTGCAGACGATAGTATCAATTCAGAACACTATGTAGACGGCAGTATTGATACAGCACATATTGCAGACTCAAATGTAACAACAGCAAAGATAGCTGACAATGCGATTACAGCAGTAAAGATAGCAGCTAACGCTGTATCATCATCAGAACTAAAATCAGACGCACTTAGTGGACAAACATTTACAGGTAGTGTCAGTTTCTCAGGTGATGTAGAATTTACAGGAACAACAACAACAGCTTCATCAACAAATACAGTAGTATCAGATAAGTTAATAGAACTAGCAAACGGAGTAACAGGAACTCCATCTGGTGACTTAGGTATTGTAATGGAAAGAGGCGACTCAAACAATGTATTTATTGGTTGGGATGAAAGTGCAGACAGAGTAAGATTTGCAACTACAACAGCAACAGGTGCATCGACTGGAGACTTATCTCTTACAAATGCAAATATACAAGCAGGTAGACTTTACGGAGATGTAACAGGCAACCTAACAGGTAATGCAGATACAGCTACAGCTTTAGCAACAAATAGAGCTTTCTCTCTAACAGGAGATGTAACTGCTTCAGGTGTGAACTTCAATGGTTCAGCTGGAGTCGCTCTAGCAACAAGTCTAGCCGCCAACTCAGTAGACTCAGCAGAGTTAGTTAGTGGATCAATAGATACAATACATTTAGGAGACTTACAGGTAACTACTGTTAAGTTAGCAAATAATGCAGTAACAGCTGGTAAGATAGCACAGAATAGTGTAGACAGCGCAGAATTAGTAACTGGTAGTATAGATGGTATACATCTTGCAGGTAATTCAGTACTAACAGCTAAGATAGCAGCTAACAATGTTACTTCAGCAAAAATTGCAACCGACCAAATAGTATCAAGACATATTGCAGACAACGCTATTGATAGTGTTGACTTTATTGCAGACGCTCTAATTAACACAGCACAATTAGCTGGTAACTCAGTAGCGACTGCAAAGGTACAAGACAATGCAATCACAAGTGAAAAGATAGCACAGAATAGTATTCTTACTAAACATATTGACAATGGTCAAGTAGATTCAGCTCAACTAGCGACCGATTCAGTAATATCAAGTAAGATAGCAGATAATGCTATTAATAGTGTTGCGTTTATATCAAGCGGTCTAATTACATCAGACTTGATAGCAGATGCAACTATTGCAGCAGGAGACTTAGCAGCAAACTCAGTAGATTCAGCAGAATTAGTAAGTGGTAGTATAGACACTATACATTTAGGAAACTTACAAGTTACAACAGCTAAACTAGCTGCTGATGCAGTAACACAAGCAAAGTTAGCAGATAACTCAGTTGTTACAGCAAATATAGTTGCAGGTAATGTAGATACAACAGAACTAGCAGATGATGCAGTAACAGCAGCTAAGATAGATGCAGGGGCTTTAAATCAAACATTTACTGGAACTCAAGTAATACCAACACTTAATGCTACTACAAGATTACAAGCAGATAAGATAGGTATACAAGATACTAACCCACCACAAAAACTACACATAGATGAAGTAGCTGGTATGGATGTTGGTACAGGAACATCAGGTGCTACAACAGTATTTACACTAGATTCATTCAGCGCTTCTATATTTAGAACTGCTAAGTACAATGTACAGGTAACAAATTCAACAGACACAAACTTTCATGCAATAGAAATATTCTTATTCCATGATGGTTCAACAGTATATTTAACACAGTACGCTTCTATATTTGACAATGGTGCACAAGCAACATTTGATGCAGATATAAGTGGTGGTAATGTAAGGTTAAGAGTAACACCAGCAAGTGGTGATACTATGGCATATAAGTTCGTTAGAACAACAATAGAGGTATAAAATGGGACAAAAATTAGATTTCAACATCGAGGACTCAGGACTTAAAATTGATGGTACAGATACTATCGATGCAAGTAGAAACTTTGAAGGAGCAGTAGCTACTGGAAAAATTACTAGTGGTACTATCGCATCCGCAAGATTACCTATGACTATAACAACAACTGCTCCAACAAATACCAGTGGTACATCAAGTGGGCATATTTGGTTTGTATATTCGAGTTAATAGATGGCAATATATGTTAATGACAGTGGAACACTTCGTCAAATCTCTTTTCTGGCCGTTAATGACAGCGGTACTATCAGAAGAGTCAATGAAGTATACGTAAACGATGGAGGCTCTCTAGCAGGGCCATTCACTGTTACGCATGAAACTTCAAGGAATACAGCAACTTCTACTAGTACAATAAGCGGTACTAGAGAGACTGCCTTCTCTACAACCACAACATTTAACACAACACAAAGTACTCTTACTACTTTTGATACAAGTAGAACTACTACATTTAATACAGGTAATACTACTGAGACAAGTAGAACAACAGCATTTAATACAACAACTGCATTTACAACTACTACCTTATTCTCAACAACCACTGTATTTAATACTACGCAAAGTACTACAACTGCTTTTAATACTACAACAGCATTTACTACAACTACAACATTTAATACAACACAAAGTACTACAACTGCGTTCAATACAACAACTGCCTATACAACTACAACTACATTTAATACTACACAGGCTACTACAACTGCATTTAATACAACGACTGCATTTACAACTACTACTACTTACAATACAACACAAAGTACCACAACAGCGTATACTACTACTACCACATTTAATACAACAACAACTTATAATACATCGCAAGGTACTACTACTGCATTTAATACAACGACTGCATTCACTACAACTACTGTATTTAATACTACACAGGCGACTACTACTGCGTTTACGACTACTACTACATTTAATACAACAACAACATTTAATACTTCGCAGTCAACAACAACAGCGTTTACGACTACTACTACATTTAATACAACAACAACATTTAATACTTCACAGTCAACAACAACTGCATTTACAACTACAACTGCATTTAACACAACAACAACATTTAATACTAGTCAAAGCACAGAAACTGCATTTACAACTACAACTGCATTTGCAACAACAACAGTATTTGCAACTACAAAAAGTACAACAACTGCCTATAATACCACAACGACTTACACTACTTCATATGACACAGTGATAAGTACTAGTAGGAATACTTCTTTTGCTACAAACACAGCAAGAAATACAAATACATCGCAGTCAACAAGTTACAGTACTACATTTACAACAAGCACTGCTTATATAGATAATACATCACAAGCTACAAATACTGCTAGAAGTACAAATATATCGCAGTCAACAAGTTTCAATACTACATTTACAACAACTACAGCTTATCAGGATAACACTTCATTTGCTACAAGTAGAACAACTACATTTGCAACGAACACAACATTCGCAACAAATACGACATTTACTACAACGACTGCATATCAAGATAATACCAGTTTTGCTACAAGTAGAACAACGACATTTACTACCACAACAACATTTGGTACTGCAACTATATTTACAACGACAACAGCATATCAAGATAATACCAGCTTTGCAACTAGTAGAACAACAACATTTGCTACAAATACAACTTTTGCAACAACTACTACATTTACAACAACAACGGCATATCAAGATAATACAAGTTTCGCTACTACAAGAACAACAACATTTGCTACGAATACTACATTCGCAACAACAACAACATTTGCTACAACAACAGCGTATCAAGATAACACTAGCTTTGCAACAACAAGGACTACAACATTTACTACTGCAACAGCGTATCAAGATAACACTAGCTTTGCGACAAGTAGAACAACTACCTTTACAACTGCAACTGCGTATGTAGATAATACTTCATTTACAACTGCTTATATAGATAATACATCACAAGGCACAAGTAGAAATACAAACACAGCAAGAATAACAGCATATGTAGATAACACAACATTTGCAACATCTACAAGTTATACTACTACACAAGCAACAAATACAAGTAGGTCAACAGGCTTTACCAACTCTACAGCTTACAATACAACACAAGCTACAAATACAAGTAGGTCAACAGGCTTTACTAACTCTACAGCCTATAATACTACACAAGCAACAAACACAAGTAGATCAACAGGGTTTACTAACTCTACGGCCTATAATACTTCACAAGCAACAAATACAAGTAGGTCAACAGGGTTTACAAATAATACTAATACTTCTAGAAACACAAACACATCAAGGAATACGTCCTTCGCTACAAACACATCTAGAAATACTGCTTTTTCAGGCGCTACGAATACTTCAAGAATTACTACTTACATTACAATGTATCTAGAACTAGAAGAAGATTCTGAAGGAGAAGAGTACACACAAACCTCATACGTAAACACTTCAAGAAGTACTGGATTTACAAACAACACATCAGGTTCAAGAAGTACTGGGTTTACAAATAATACAAGTAGATCAACTTCATTTACAAACGCCACTTCATTTACAAATAGTACTAACACCTCTAGAATTACAGCATATATAGATAACACAAGTTTCGGAACTTCTAGAAATACGAACACAAGTAGAATAACAGCGTACATAGATAATACGTCTTTTGGTACATCAAGAAATACTAATACAAGTAGAATAACAGCGTATGTAGATAATACCTCTTTTGCTACAACAAGAAACACAAACACTACTCAGTCTACAAATACAAGTAGGTCAACAGGGTTTACAAACTCTACTGCTTATAATACCTCGTTTGCAACAAATACAAGTAGAACTACTACACAGGCAACAAACACAAGTAGAAATACAAATACAAGTCAGAGTACAAGTTACAACACTGTAAGACTATCAAACACATCAAGAAACACAAATACTTCACAGTCAACAAGCTATAACACAGTAAGACTTTCAAACACTGCTAGAAGTACAAATACAGCTCAGAGTACTAACACAACTCAAAGCACGAACACATCACAATCAACAAGTTATAACACTGTAAGATTGTCTAATACTGCAAGAAGTACAAATACAGCTCAGAGTACTAACACAACTCAAAGCACAAACACTTCACAGTCAACAAGTTACAATACTGTTAGACTATCGAATACTGCTAGAAGTACTAATACTTCTCAGACTACAAATACTTCGCAGTCTACAAATACATCACAGTCAACAAGTTATGACACAGTAAGATTGTCAAACACAGCAAGAAGTACAAATACTACTCAGTCAACAAATACAACACAGTCTACAAATACTTCACAAAGCACAACTTATAATACAGTTAGACTGTCTAATACTGCACGAAGTACAAATACTACTCAGTCAACAACAAGAACTACAACATTTACAACAAGTACAGCTTACATAGATAATACATCTTTTGCAACAAATACTGCAAGGAATACAAATACTACTCAGACAACGTCAAGAACTACAACATTTACTACATCAACAGCATATGTAGATAATACTTCTCAGTCAACAAGTTATGAGACAGCTTACATTACAAGTAGAATTAGTTCAAGAGCGACAGGAACAAGTAGAAATACAACAACTACATTTGCTACTTCACAAGGAACAATTACAAGTAGAGCTACTGCATCTGCTAGAGATACAACAACAGTATTTAATACAGCACAAGCTACACAAACTACTAGAAGTACAGCGTCAAGTAGAGATACAACTACAACATTTAATACTACACAAGCGACTGCCACAAGTAAGAGTACAGCATCTAGTAGAGATACTACTACAACATTTAATACTACACAAGCTACACAAACTAGTAGAAGTACAGCATCGAGTAGGTCTACAACAACTACATTTACTACTTCACAGGGAACTGTTACAACAAGAACTACAGGTACAAGTAAGTCCACAACTACAACATTTAATACAAACACTACTACCGCAACCGATAGAGGTACTGCATCAAGTAGAGCGACTACCACCACATTTAATACAAATACTACAACAGCCTCTAGTAGAAGTACTGCGTCAAGTAGAGAGACTACCTCAACCTTCTTAACAGATAGAGGGACAGGATCGAGTAGAGCTACCGAAACAAGTAAAGCTACTACTACTACTTTTGCAACTACTCAAGGAACTGTTACAACAAGAAGTACAGGTACAAGTAAGTCTACAACTACAACTTTTGAGACTGATAATGTAACCGCATCAAGTAGAAGTACAGCATCGTCAAGAAGCACTGAAACTTCAAGAACAACTGCATTTGATACTACTACAGGATTTGAAACAAGCAAAACAACAACTTTTGGTACAGATAGAACTACAACTACAACATTTAATACTAATAGAACTACTGATACCACGGTCACGACCGACCACTTAACCACAACTGTGTTCCTAACAAATACAGTTGTATACGAAAGAACAACTGCCTCTCAGGCGGGTACTCTGTTTGACACAGAGGTATCAAGCCTTGACAACTACGGATTCTCCTTCTGGGATGGCTCACAATGGAGTGAAAGCAACTAGAATGGATAAATCACAAGGCGGATTTGAAACTGATAAAAAGGTTACACCTGAATACCTAAATCGAAAGATGGAAAGTATGATGCATGCACTGTACGACAGTATCGAGCATCAAGAAAAACGAATGAGAAACTTAGAGCAACAAATATTTGAGCTAAAGAATGCCAAGCATCAAAGTTAAAGGAAAATTAGAAGCTCTAACAATAAATGAGTCGCTAGGAGATATACCTACTCATTTTATGAAGTCAGGTTCTTGTTATAGACCAACAAGTGACTTGGAGGGATTAGAAGAATTTAAGGAAAGAATTATACCTAAACAGTATCGTGGTTCTCCTTTTCAGTATGATATTTGGTTTAACACTAATACATTAAACACTGTTCATAAATGGTTATACACAGATTTTTTAGGTAATGGTATACTGGTCAAAACACCAAGTATAAAAATTAATGATAAGTTAATGATATCTATTGTTGATAACCCAGATGTAAAAATAGATTATGATAGATGTAATAAAATTATTAACAACTTTCATAACAAATATACTCTAACAGGAAATCAAAAATATTATGATAAAGTAATATTTTTACCAGGCAGTAACTTATTGTCTAAAGGTAAGTGTGTTCATTGGGGTAGAGTAAGACGAGCAATCGAGGAGGGGTTTGTAATTAAACCTCATCCTATTACTCAGAAAATATGGGTAGCAAAGATGAAAAAAGATTTTGGAGATGAGAACGTACTCGATCCAAAAGAAGGAGGTTTTGAACTTCTTGCAAATTGCACTCACTGTGCCACAATGCCGAATAGTGAAATGGGAATGATGGCACTAATGTTAGACAAGCAGTTAAGTATGGTATCACATACAAAAGAGGATAGAGAGAAGGCTCTCTTGACTTACGAAAGCATTTACTTTGCGATAGCAAATACAAATGCAAAAGAATCGCTGATGAAATTATTCTCAGCAAGGAACTCAGGCATTATATTCAATTTTGACGAAGATGCAGAGACAAGAATGGAAATGTTCCTAAATAACTTTTGGGGCATGAAGGTAATAAACGGATGATAGAATTAGTAACAACATATAAGAAAGATTGGACATTTTTCACCTTAGCTTCCCTACTTGATAAGTCAGGGTTTCGCTTACATTTATTTATACATAAAGAAGATTGGGTAGAAAAAGAAGTCCAATGGATGATAAACAATTTTGATAACATTAAAATCTACGAATCTTGGTGGAGGGAAGAACACATCTCTAGAATGACATTCCATCTAAAAGATCATTGGAAAGATAAAGGTGGACTTGCAAAGAGAATGGTCGTATGGTATGGTAACAGAATCTTCAATAGACCTATTGATGAAGGAGACATACCACCAGCAGAGTTTTTCAAAAGCTCACTTTCATTTTTAAGTAGAGAATTAGTATTCGATAAAAGTCATTTGAAGAACTACTATGGAATATTGAATATAGCAACCCAAACACATCAAAGAATACCACTAGTAGATAAATCAATGGTCATCTTAAACTATGACAAACTCGCTGAGTTTCATGATAAAGATTTATTTTTCATTGACCAAAAGCTACCGCCAAATCAAGGCAGACGCCCTCGTATAGATACTAAACTTATAGCATGTAATGACCGTGCTTTCTTTGAAGCACTTACTTTTTACAAGCACTCATGGTCACCGCTATATGTAAATGGAAAGGTAGATGTACTTATCGAATTAGATGCAGTAGGAGCAAAAGAATTACTAGACTATAATGTCATGTTAAGAAAATCCTGGACTATAGATGTAAAACATGAACACTTAGCACTTCAGTATATATACTTACAAACAGGACTGCAACTAGCTGTACCATGGGATTGTTATACTTCATTGATAGATAAGATTCCTATGAATTTTAGAAACGCTAGATTAAATGATGTATTGCTCACTAAGACAGCGAAACAAAAATCAACAGCAGGAAAGTTAGTAGAAAGAGGTTTCTACTTAGGAAAGGTCTAGATAGCTCTCATCTAAATCGGTTAAAATTTTCCAATCAATCACACCCCTTTCATATAAATCAACTACAATCTCTTTTTCCTTCGGGGAATGGGGATTGCTTGTTACTGTGTTTAAAGGAATATGCCAACTATAAGGATTATTCGTTCCAGCAATAATTGGAAGTGCTTTCGAAAAAAAGTCAAAGCCTACCAATGTAAGAGAAGAAAATTTTGTTTTCTGTAAAAAATATTGTATTGCAATGAAACCTGCCGATGGCCTTGCGCCAACAGTTTTCCCTACTTCCGATCCACATAATTTGAAGAGTGACATAAGCTCTTTGTCCGAAAACATATTTACATATTTAAAATCTATTTGATGTCTTGAATCGACATCATCACCGAGATGTATTCGGGAACGATTGAACAAGACTGCGCAATCTTTCGCGAACATTTTTCTTTTACCATATCTCAAATACCCAGTAACCCAAATATCAGTACGCTTACCAATACTATCCCAATTAGTTGCATCAGGTATACCATTTCCAAATCGCACTACTGTATCGAAACTTTCGATGTAGTCAGCAAGTTGATGTTGTAATATTTCGACAGAATTGCCGACAAGTATTATTGATTTGTTGTTTGTAAGGTTGTGTAAAGTTTCTTCCATTCGTTAGAGTATCCTAGGTTATCGTGTATATCATGCCACGGTCCACCGTCTGTAAAATGAACCGCTTTTGCTTCTGGAAATTGATAGTAATTTACCATGGCGTTGTATTCCGCAGGTAAACTACCGATAGATTCCGCCCAATCCATTTCATGTAACGCACCCGCTGGGGCTTGGTTTACATACTCTTTGGTAAGTTGTCTACATTTACCATTATCAAATAACATAAGTGATGACCAGTATTTCTTTGGATAAGATAGATTTGGTTTATCATTCATCTTAGTGGTGGGGGATAGAAAGGCGGGGTGTTGAACGCAATATATGGACTTCCCACATTTTGCGTAATTGAATAGTTCTGCAGGGTCACACTTCCACATGAAATCACTATCACAGAAAAGTGCAAAACCTGAATACATAGAAAGATGCGGAACTAGAAACCGAGTAAAAGCAAATTCTGTACTTTCATTTTGAAACGGTCTCCAGTATAATCCTTCATCTTTTAAGTCGTTAAGTATCAAAGGTGTAATGGTATGGCTACGATTGTATCGTAAGATACTTTCCCTACATACTTCGTATGCCTCGGGTTGTTCAGAATCATAGCCAATGTATATTACCACTAGTCGTCCTTTAAACTGTTACCTAAATCATTAACATAAGCCTGTCTTGCAGTTTGTAAAGCAGCCTTTTCATTATCAAGTTCTACTAATTTTACATCACAGAAATTTATAGCGTGATGCAATGCCTGCTGGTCTTTGTTAAAGGACTCGGTATCATGTTCGATACCATCGATTGTAATTGTACTCATTTAAAAATATCCTGCCAATTGCCTTGTGTACTAGCCTTAGCATACTCGGTAGCACGGTTTTCAAAAAAGTTGGTATGCTCAACTGCATTTACTTGCATATCAATCCATGGTAATGGATTTTCAGTACTATGGAATATTCCTTTCATTCCTAGTCCTAGTAATCTTCTATCCGCAATATAACGAATATATTCTTTGACTTCTTTTGCTGTTAAATCTTTAATATCTGCTTTCTCGAAACAAACATCAATAAATTTATCTTCTAATTCAACAACCCGTTCTGCCGCACAATATATCTCATATTTTAGCTTATCTGTCCATATATCAGGATTTTCTGCAATAAAAGTTCTAAAGAGTTTTGATAGTCCTTCAACATGAAGGGACTCATCTCTTATCGACCATGTAACTATCTGCCCCATACCTTTCATCAAGTTATGTCTTGGATAGTTTAGAAGTATAGCAAAACTACTAAATAGTTGTACTCCTTCTGTAAATCCACTATATACGGCCATGGTCTTAGCCATCTCGTGTGGAGTTTCCATATTGAAGTCAGTTAGATAGTCGTGTTTTTCTGACATAGCTTGTATATCAAAAAACTCTTGGTACATATCTTCTGACTTACCCAATGTTTCTAAAAGTAATGAGTATGCTTCTTGGTGTACTGCTTCCATAGCAGCATAGCTTACTAGCATCATTCTTACTTCTGGTTGCTTGAATGTTGGAAGGTAATGCTTGGCATACCCACAACATACATCTACATCAGCTTGTGTAAAAAACTTAAATATATTGTCTATAAGTATTCTTTCACCGTCTGATAGCTTTTGGTTATAATCCTTTATATCATCTTGGAGTGGTACTTCATCAGGAAGCCAATGCATTTGTTGTTGTTTTTTGTAAAACTCAAATGCCCAAGGATAGTCAAAAGGTTTATAAT